CTATTACGATAAAGAAGGTAGAATGGTTATGACTGAAGAATATCATACACGTAGAGGTAGTTGTTGTGGTAACGGATGTTTAAAATGTCCGTACGAACCCATACACGAAAAAGGAAATAAAGTTTTACAAGAATCCCGACATTAAGTTGGGATTTTTTTTTACAGTATATTTATATATAAAATATTATAATGAGAAAAATTATTAAACTCACAGAGGATGATTTAACAACAATTATTAAAAGAGTCTTAAAAGAAGGTCCTTTTGAAGAAATAGGGAGGTTAGGGTCTGAAGCCGCTAAGAAAATCGCTGACCAACTAACTAAAAGTGTACAACAAAAAAAAGACGGTCCAATTAATACCAGTAAATCAACATACGATAAAAGTACTGACGTAATCAATAAAGACTTACCTGAGTTTACAATAACAGCAAAAAAACCACAAACAGTAAGTGGAGGATCATATATATTAGACATGAATAACCCCAACTCAAAAGATATTACAGTAATATGGGGAGGGATGCCAAGTTCACAATACGGAGCTAAATTTATGAAAAAAGAAGGTAAGGGACTTTTTACTAATAAAAATGTTATATATAGTAATTACGAAAATTCTCTTAGCACATTAAAAGGTATCCTTAAAAATAATGGTGTTAAAGATTTTAGAATTAAATCTGTTAGTGGATTCTCAAGAGGAGGAATCAATGTGTGGGGAGAACTTAAAGGTGGATATGACTTTGTGGGGTTAATTGACCCATCAACACCAACACTATATAAAAGTTTACCTAACAACGCTAAAATGATATCTAGATGGGAAAATTGGGGTTGTTGTCCGTCGTATAGAGCTTATCTTAAACAAATGGAAAAAAGCGGATTATCAAAAAGAATTGAAGCATCATATTATAACCATTTAGAAATGCCAAAAATATTTTTTCAAAAATATTCTAGTTCAATGTAACTCTTTATTCAAAATTGACTTCCTCTATATTTATTTTATATGGCAGACGGAATTACTTATGGTATAAATTTTCCCTTTAGACAAAGTGAAAAAGGTTTTTATTTGTCTATTTCTGAAGAATCTTCAGAAGAGATAAGAAGTAACCTATTACATTTAATATTAACAAAAAAAGGGACTAGATATTATTTACCTGATTTTGGTACAAGAATCTATGAATTTATTTTTGAACCATTAGATGGTGAGACGTTCGATAGTATTAGATCCGACATTGAGCAACAGGTTGCAAAATACATACCTAACCTAACTATAAATAATATCACCATTGAACCATATTTAGAAAGCGATGAGGCTCCCGGTGATTTAAATTATGAACTTTTAGGTCAGGCTAGTATATATAGAATACCCGGACAAAACACTGGTGAATACACCGCTAAACTTAAAATAGACTACACTGACGAAGCTAAGGCTTTTGGAAGTCGAGAGTTCGTTATAATTAATTTATAAAATGGCAAATAATAGGATAAACTATACGGAGAGAGATTTTGAGGGGTTAAGACAAGACCTTATTAATTACACAAAACAGTATTATCCGGAACTGATACAGAATTTTAATGACGCATCAGTTTATTCTGTATTAATGGATTTAAATGCGGCAATTGCTGACAACTTACATTTCCACATAGATAGGAGTATACAAGAAACTGTATTACAATATGCACAACAAAGATCATCGATTTATAATATAGCAAGAACATATGGTTTAAAAATCCCCGGATATAGACCATCGGTTGCTCTTGTTGACGTGTCAATCACGGTACCACCATTAGGGGATTCGGAAGATACAAGATATTTAGGAATTTTAAGGGCAGGAGCACAAATCAATGGGGGAGGTACGACGTTTGAAACCGTATATGATATTGACTTCTCAACACAATACAACCAAGAAGGGTTTGTTAACAGAACTAAAATACCAACGTTTGATGCCAATAACAAAATCATAAATTATGTTATCACAAAAAGAGAAGTGGTTGTTAATGGATTTACTAAGGTGTTTAAAAAAGTTATTAACCCTGTAGATGCGGTTCCATTCTTTAACTTATTTTTACCTGAAAGGAATGTTTTAGGTGTTGCTACAGTAATACAAAAAGATGGAACATCATATCCTGGTACCCCCACGTTTCAAGATTTTTTAAATGCGACAGATAATAAGTGGTATGAGGTTGATGCCTTGGCTGAGGACACTATCTTCATTGAAGATCAAACAAAACCGGTGGATAATGCGGGTGTTAAGGTAGGTAGGTATTTAAAAACAGATCAAAGATTTATAACTGAATACACACCTGAAGGGTTTATGAAGGTACAGTTTGGTGGAGGAACGACAACACCAAACGAACAATTAAAAAACTTTACTAACACTGGAGTTCCATTAGATATAAACAACTATCAAAATAACATTGGATTGGGGTTAACTGTTAGACCTAACACTACAATATTTATACAGTATCGAGTTGGTGGAGGTTTAGCGACAAATGTGGGGGTTGGTGTTATAAACCAAATTGGGTCTGTAGAATTGTCGGTTACAGGACCATCAGATTCAATAAATAGAAATGTTGTTCAGTCACTCACTTGTAATAATGTTACTGCAGCAATTGGAGGAGCAAACCCACCATCTACCGAAGAAGTTAGAAATATGGTTTCATTTAATTTTTCGTCACAAAAAAGGGCGGTAACAATAAACGATTATAAATCTATTATTGATACAATGCCTGGTAGGTTTGGTGCACCAGCTAAAGTTTCTATAACAGAAAAGAATAATAAAATTAACGTACAAATACTATCTTACGACACAATAGGTAAACTAACACAGGTTGTTTCAAACAACTTAAAAACAAATTTAGCAACCTACCTATCAAAATATAGAATGATAAACGACTACGTTGCTCTTGACGTTGCTAAGGTTGTGGATTTGGAGTTTGAGATATTTGTTGTTTTAGATTCCTCACAGAATCAGGGACAGACAGTTACGCAAATAATTGATCAAGTATCAAACTATATGAATCCAAAAAATCGAGAACTTGGTCAAAATGTGAACGTATCGGACGTTAGACGATTAATCCAAAATAGTGCGGGGGTGATATCACTATCCGAACTTAAAGTTTATAACAAGGTTGGGGGACAATACTCATCGTCTCAAACGTCCCAAAGATTTATTGATACGGCAACCAAACAAATTGAATTAATAGACGACACAGTATTTGCTGAGCCGGATCAAATATACCAAATAAGATTCGACAATAAAGACATTAAAGTAAGGGTTAAAAACCTTAAATCGGTAGACTTCTCATAAGAATGTTTATTTTGTTTTTATCTAACCTACCTTTAAAAATACATACATAACTATTTATTTTTAAAAGAAAAGATGACCAAAAGCTATAGGTTAAGAACTGAAATTGGTACCGATAAAAATATCAGAATAAATATAAACCAAGACTTTGATTTTTTAGAGATACTTTCTTTAAAATTAAGACAGGGTGATGTTTATACTCGATTTTGTGCAGACTACGGTGTAGTTGCCGGTAGAGTAATCGTTAATGGGGGTTACGGAGTACCAAACGCTAGCGTTTCTATTTTTATACCATTAGATCAGATTGACGAAACCGATCCCGTTATTTCCTCATTATATCCATATAAAAAACCCGCAGATAAAAACGAGGACGGGTATAGGTATAATTTATTACCATACAAACAAACATTCGGAGGACACACACCGACAGGGACATTTCCCGAAAAAGACGATGTATTAACTAGGTCTGAGGTTTTGGAGGTGTATGAAAAATACTATAAGTACACAACAAAGACTAACGATAGTGGTGATTTTATGATTATTGGTGTACCTTTAGGTGTACAAACAATAGTTATGGATCTCGATTTATCCGATATGGGGTGTTTTTCGTTAAGACCGAAAGACTTAATACGGGTGGGTCTTGGTGCTGAAGAACAATTTAACGGTGAAAAATTTAAATCATCTGAGGATTTATCTTCACTACCACAAATTGTAAATTTTGTAAGAAACATAGACGTAACACCATTTTGGGGTGAAGAAGATTTATGTAATATTGGAATAACAAGAACCGACTTTGATCTTAGAGATTTAGGTGTTGAAGTTAAACCACAAGCAATTTTTATGGGATCTTTGTTTTCAACATCTAACGAAGATTTTTTAAGAAGTAATTGTAAACCAAAAAAAGATGTTGGTAACCTTTGTAATTTAGAAACGGGACCAGGTAAAATATTATCAATAAGACAGACAATAGATTATGATAGTAGTGGACAACCAATATTAGAACAACACAGTTTACCTAATGGTGGTAAAATTATAGATGAAGACGGTACATGGTTAGTGGAAGTGCCGATGAACCTTGATTACGTAACCACTAACGAGTTTGGTGAACAAGTAATATCTAACGACCCATCTGTCGGAATACCAACAAAAGGTAAATACAGATTTAGAGTACAGTACCAAAACGAAGATCCGGAAAATACAACTGTAGAAAGAGGTGATTATTTGGTACCAAACATTAGAGAGTATGGTTGGACTAACACCGGTAAATATGAAGATGTTGATACATCATTACAACTAAAATCTTATGCGTTTAGTTTAGATTGGAACGACTATGCTGATCCACAAGCAGCGATTAATTGTGAAGATTACTTTTATGAGTTTAATTTTAATAAAGTTTATACTGTAGCAAATTTTATCGATAGATTTAAGTGGGGATATAATAGATCAAGACATTTAGGGATAAAAGAGATTGATAGTAAAGATTGTAATCAGATAAATAAATTACCAGTTAATGACGGGGTAAGAAATTTTGATTCTATATTTTTCTTAATGATGTTTTTAATAACCATCGTTTCTTTATTAGTACCGACTATTTTAACTATATTACACGTATTAGCCCTTTTATATCCAATATTTAGAGTGATTATTAATTTATTTATATGGTTAATTAATACGTTTATTTATTCAATATGTATTGTGGTTGCAATACTATCCCCTCGATTAAGGAAAGATGACTGTAAAAAACAAAACATTAAACCATTATCAAAAACAAACCCATTTAAAAGAATCTCATTACCAATGATGTCTTATCCTGATTGTGAGTCTTGCCCATGTACCGAACAAGATCTTGATACGGCTAGTGATACTGAAAATGATATTTACACAATAACTGTTGGTAATTACAGTATTTTGTCGAATTTAACTAGTGTTGACACTTACTCAAAATTAAATACAAGTATAGATCCTGATAATGAAAATTTAAACATAGCATTTAGACAGTTCCTTTCTGGATATCAACCACAGGGAGACGCATTCGACCGATTAAATAAAGTACCTTTCGCTTCTCACGATTTTACACCAGGTTGGGGTAAAGCACCTTACGATGTGTCGTTAGCTCAATCGATAAACATGGCAAACATGAGAGAGAGATATTTTCAGGGTGAAAACATAATTCAAACCACAGTATATAACACACCACCTAATAGTAATGTACCACAACCCTCAACACCATTTACTGATAATGTATTGGTTTTATTATGTGATTCTCAAACAATATCAAACATAAATCCGGGACAATTATTAACATTTAATAGTCTTGATAATATCGCCGATCTAAATACAACTGGATTAACCAGTGGAAATCAATTTAATACAACTGCGATTACAGGATCCACACCATATAATGCTAATAACTTGGTGAATAAACCCGTTACTTATATTAAACAAGATGGGACGGTGGACACCGTCAACTTAAAACTATTAATCACATCTGACGGTAAAGAATATAATTTTAAATCAGGAACAGAGTACTTTCAACTAATAACTGGTGGAACCGTATCACAAATGTCTGGGTTAACCGTGTCTTCAAATAGTGGACTACTTAGAAAGTATATTTTTAATAAAACTCAAAGATTAGAAGACTGGCCAACATTTGGAACTCAACAAACTTCTTATTTATTTGTAAAAGACCAAGTAGACGGTTTTAATGATTTGGAGGTTCTGATACTAGTCAAAGGTGTTGATCCCTATACCGATAAACAAAACATAAGATATGATTTATCAAAATTATTTGGTTATAGTAATTTTGGTTTAGGACCGGTAATTGAAGGTCAATACTACTTAAATATTCCAATCCAACCAAATACGGTAACAACACCGGTCGGAGCACCTTCATGGTGGAATGATTTTAAAACTCCCGAATCGCACTTAGTTACTAACAATAGTAACGTGGCACTATACCACCAACCGTTTGGTTTTAATGTTGACCCTATTCAGTTTTCAAGTTTCACTAATAACTCACCATATTACTATAACTCAACAGATAAATCAACGTTAACACAAAAAGCGTTCTCAAATGACCTTCACGATTTATCATATTACACACAAGGGTCTATTTATTCGCAAGTATTTCAGTTATCGAACTTAGCAGCAACGAATTATATGGGATTTCAATGGGGTCAGGGAGTATCAACTCTTGACCAATATGTTTGGTATACTAACGGTGAGTCTTACAACAACTTACAAGATGCTATTGATCAAACAAATGGTACGTCTGGTGTTCCATTAACGTTATATAGACCTAACCCATCTTTACCTGAAGGAGCAAAATTCTATACTGATCCAGCATTTTTAAATGTGTTTACTGTTGGTAATGATTTAATTAGAGTACAACTGATAGGGTCCACAACCGTTTATGTTGTTTCAATTTTCTTTACTACGGGTCAAATTATAGGTAATCCATATAACATTAATAGTGGTAATAGCGCTCAATTACAAAACATAGATCAAGGAAGTATAGAAGGGGGTACCTTAATAGGTGTTAAATCGTATCAACAACCAGGAGTGTTTGACTCAAGGGTTTATTCATTTGCATACCACACAAACAACACTAACCCGAATATAACTATTACTAATAATAATAGATTGGTGTTTAGGTCTGATAGGTTACCTACATCAGATGTTACGGAAGTTTCGGGTAATACATCATATTCGTTACATTTTAATAATAATTTTGAAATGTATTTGGTTGATGATAGTGGTTCCGCAACCGCAATACCATCAAATGATTTTGAAGGAACCGATAACACGTTTAACGCTCAAGATTTAACGGGAGATACTAGTAATGCGTATACAGATGCAATACTAAATACATTAACCTGTGAAGGTATGGTACCCATCACTTGTTACTCAGGTAGTGGTAATAATTTTGGAGTTGAAACACCATGTACAGACCCACTTGATACCATTTCCTTACAAAACACTGGTAGTCGTGTTGTTGGTGGTTGTTACTTTTTTGTTGATAAACCACTAATAGTTTCTATACCTAACGATATAAGGTACTTTAGAGAATGGAGATCTAGATTTAGAGTAACATATGCTGCATGTCGAGGTATCTTTTCACAGGTATTCCAAAATAATTGGTTGAACGGATCACTTTACATGTTTTCGTTTAAAAAACAAACCATCTATAATGTTGTTGGTGAACCAAAAAAATATAAATTCTGTGGAACGGTCGATAGTCTTTATAGGGAAGGCCAAGGGACTATGTTCTACGCTGAAGGGACATCCAACGGCATATTTTACAGGTCGACGCCGTACAATGGTAGTTCTTCGACGTTTGTTGGTCAGATACCTCAAAATAAACCTTTTATATTTGGGCCGGCACAAGAGGTACCATTCTCCGCAAAAAACGAAAGGAATTTATTTTTCCCCACAACAATTATGGATTTAGGGCCAAGAGATCTTTACACGAAAGAAATTTGTGCTAATCCAAGTTTTGAAGGATATCTTATGAACGGATTACAAAGTACATCATATAACGATCAAGGAGATGTCTTACAATTGGCGATTATATCAAGATTCGTGAATAAAAACTTTTGGTTACAGGCGGTCGGTTTAGGCGATAAATCGGTAAATAGATTCTTCTCAAGAAGCGGCGATAGAATAGATGGGGACATTGCTCAAATGTTTAGTATAAATTCAGAATTTGGTGTTATACCTTTTGGTGATGAAGAATATGACGACACGGATTTATATGTTCAAGGTGGAGGATTAAATAGTTTGGTTGGTATCTTTTTCTCGTCCGACACTGTTAGTAGAAACATACTAACACCCGGAGTTCAAACATTTTCTTTAACACCACCATTATTAAATTATTTCGGTTATTCAAAAACACAAGAAGTACCGATGTATAAATGGAGATCGGATAGTGTAACTACCGGACAACAAACAATCTTTGGTACGGATAATAATGAGTGGGATACTGACGTGACTAACAATAAATTCTACTCACAAAAATACCAATCAATGAGTTTTCAATACGCACCAACAACGGATTACTTTAATGTGACACCAACAGGACAAAAGGGGTATATTTTTAATTCCGATAACAACGGTAATAACGACCCTAACTGGACTGGTACTATTAATACCCCACAATCTTTTGTGGTTGGAGCACCATTCCATTTTTACTTTGGTTTAAATAAAGGTAAAACTGCACTTAATAAATTTATAACAAACTATATAGGTAATTAAAATGTCTAGAGACGATGAAAAAAGAATAGTTTTAGGATCTAAAAGATATGCGTCTAGTACGGATAAACCGGTATGGATCCAATTACCACTTGCCGGTGAAAGAAGAACTATGGTTGAGGGGGAACGAAATGTTTTTATTAACCAAGCAACTCAGTTTAATGATGAAAGACAAAGTAGTGGTAAATTTAGATTATCAGGGAAACTTGTTAATTTATTTCAAAATCAGTTAAGTGGTTCTACACAATACGCACCATATAAAAATTTCCTATATTATACTAACGGTATTAGTAATGCGATTTCTAATGTGTCAAACCCTAATGCCCCTTGGGAAGGGTATCCACAATTTTATGAGTTTACGTTTTTTAGAGAACAAGGAATACCTGGTCACGTACCGTTTGTTGCTAAAAGTGCATCTTCATATAATTGGATGGTTTATGTTTCCTATCCGTTTAGTAGTGATACCACACAAAAAATGTCGTGGACAAGTGAAAAGTTTAATATAACTAATGCAAACTTTTCGGTATCCGACGGGATCCCTTTTGTTATGGAATCAGGGACACTCAATGGAAAACAATTAATTTATTTTTATTGCGGAACCAATCATAATTTAAATATCGGTGACTTTTTAGAGATAAAGTTACCACAACAACCTTTAGGTATTGACGGTAAAAAAGTATTTCAAGTCTTTTCGATTGGTGACGGTAGTTATGGATCTGAAAGATATGTATTCACAATATTCAATCAAAAGTTTAACTCAAACCAAATACAAACCGGTACTTACGGTAATTTTAAAAGAATTTTAACTAATACGAATAGTGCCGAAACCAAATCAAGATACTACATAAGATTACATAAGACATTAACTGAGACTAAAGATTTGGATATATTTAAATCTGGATTCGATAGGAATGCGTTCAGAACACAATCTAAAATTGAATATTCGGCAATTACACCAAACAACGTTCAAAGAGTGTCTTTTAAAGACGACAATCAAAACTATTCCTTTTCTTTTTCCAAAGATGTGGTGATTGATGGTTTATTAGATAACAATGGAAAACCATTGACAAGTTTATATTTAACTGCAGTCCAAAGAGGGTATATGGGATACTTCAACCCACCAACACTAACCGCAGATGGTACGCCGACAGCGATAGATATTGGATGGGAATTTAACTTTTTAAAGAATAGTGTTGATACTTGGTGGGATCATTCGGGCACCGTAAATAAAGACAACATACCACTTACCAGTTATAACTACAATTCGTTAAATTTTTATTATAACGAATTATTACCTTTAGGATCTACATTGAAGGGTGATTTTTGTGAGTATAACGATTTTGAACAACAAGAATATGTTTTATCACCCATAACACACAAATACTCTTTTAACCCATCTTTATTGTGGGACAGTTCACCTGTAACATATCCAAGTGGATATTTTTATAAACCTCACCATGAAATCACAATAAGAGTTTTTAGTGGGGATATTGAAACGGGTAAAAAAGGTGAAGTGGATAACGTACCAAGTTACTCTTGGTTTTCAGAAATAGAACAAACATTCTTTTGGCGTGATATATATACATATGGGTTTATTGATGGTGACGGTAGGGGGGTAAACTACCCGTTTTTGAATGGGGCTCATTACCCGTTTTCAAACATACTATTTAACCAATACCCACAAAAACGAGATATGTTTGTTCAAACAAACCAAATAAACACAATACAAACTGACGATTGTGAGTAATTATAGATTTTCATTTAACGCGGACGATAAAAGTATTAATATACCAATCCAAATCAATTTTGATATGGAGGGTAGAGATGATGCTATCGACATCTTACAAAATCAGATCAAAGAAGAGGTGTTAAACCCGATTAGTGATTTTGAACTAACAAGATTTAGTCATGCCACTTGGGATGTAGATACCACAAAAACAGAAATAAATTATAAATTTAATTTTTACAACTCACAAGGACAAACCGATTTTTTAAATAACCCACCAAACATAAACCAATGGTTGGATGATTACCAAAATGCTGGATTCTTAGATGAAGAAATATATTATTTTGCAAATTCATTTAAGAAAAGTTTTTTTAAGTTGGATTTTTATGATAGGAACACGACCGAAAATCAAAAAATATTGTTTTCTGTTGTTTTACCAACACAACAAGGGTTAAAAGAACCGGGAATATTATTTGCAAACCCTAACTTACAAGTGTTAGTTAAAAAACCATTAATGGTTTTAGATTCTATTGGTGCAGATAAAGAGGGGTTCTTTCTTTATTGGTTAAAAAACCAAACGTATTTATCACAAACCGAAATGTATATGAGTTGTAAATTTTACAACGCAAAAAAAGGACAGTTTGTTAGAATGATGAATACACCACAAAGTAATTTTGTTGGTCCAAATGTGTACGATTTTAATAAAAGTCAATATTTTTACTATAAAGTCTTTATAGATTACACTAATTACGAATATAGTGTTTATAGGGAAGTCCCTTCAGGTCAATCAAACTTTATTTATGTTAGAGTTGGTGAAGGACAAACAACACCAATAAACTGGTATGAATATGTTAACCCACTATGATAGAGAATAAAATATATTATAGAATCTCACCTGAAGTATTAAAGGATGATATTTTTTCTGAAAGTTATTCAGGAGATAGTGGACTGAATAATTTTGGTCTATATAGTGGTATGTCTTACGTTTTAAGTGGGGGTACAGGTGGTACGTCACTACTTAGTGGTCTGACCATACCAATCTTCCTTACACAAACTTATAATGATGTTGGATTTTATTCTGAGTTTGACGGATTAATGGAACAAAAAGATGTAATAACCAATTTCCTTTATTCGGGATACAACCAATTTAATTTATACCAAGTACAGTTATATAACACATCTGAAAAGTTTACAAAAACATTTTTAAACTTCTCAACATATAATATTGATTGGGGTGATGGGTCACCTGCGGATCCAATGATATCTGATAGTATTAACCACACATATAATGTTAGTGGTACTTATACCATCACTATGTCGGGATCTAACTCGTTTGGCCTAACTATCATACAAA